ATGGCTTCTGTTAGTTTTTTGTATCGTTCTGTTAAGGATAAGGCTCCTTTAACGCTGCGCTTTTTTTATACAGTGGATAAGAAAAAGATATTTCTAGAGGCTAGGATAAAAAGTGAAGTGACTAAAGAGTATTGGGATAAATATCATTTGGCTAAACGCATTAATGATATTGCTATTAGGAATTTTCAAGTGGAGTTGAACAATATACTAAATGAGGTTGAAAACTTTGTTTTAAATCAAGCAGATCAGGTTCCTGTTGAAAGGTATTCGAAGGAATGGTTATCAGGTGTTGTAGCTTCTTATTATGACCCTTCTAGTGCAAATGGTGCTCCAATTACGCTCGTGGGGTGGTTGAACAAGTATTTAGAAGATAATAAAGGGGATATGGCCGAAAGTACCTTGATAAAAAATGAAGTCATTTTAAAGCGTATTTTGAAGTATGAAGAATTGAGTCAGGTGCAGCTTAAGGTTAAGGATATTGATTTAACTTTTAAAAAGAGTTTTGAGCAATTTTGTAAATCAAATGGTTTTCATATTAACACTATTGCTATGACGTTGCGATTTATTAAAACAGTGTGTAATTATGCTAGTGTATTTGGCGAACCGACTAGTTCAAGTCTAAGGTTATTGAGAATTAAAGAAGTTGCTGCAGATTGGGTGTATTTGAATGAGGAGGAAATAGATAAAATAGCTAAATGGAAAGCAACTGCTGATTATTTAGATAATGCGCGTGATTGGTTGTTGATTTCTTGTTATACAGGACAGCGTATAGGTGATTTTATGCGTTTTGAGAAATCAATGATCCGATATCAAAAAAATAGAAAAGGCGAAGTTAGGCCGCTATTGGAGTTTATTCAAGATAAAACAGGAAAGGAAATGAGTGTACCGCTTTCTTCTAAGGTATTGTCTATATTGAATAAACGTGATGGAGAGTTTCCTCGATCTGTGTCCGATCAGAAATATAATACGTATATAAAGAAAGTTTGTGAAAAGGTAGGGTTCGTTGAGAAGGTTCCTGGTAGTTTAAAGGTGAAGACAAAAAACGGTTGGCGTATGGTTGAGTCGGATTATGAAAAATATAAGCTAATATCTTCGCATATTGGTCGACGGTCATTTGCAACAAATAATTATGGTAAGATTCCAACTGTATTTTTAATGAATATGACAGGCCATTCTACGGAACAGATGTTCTTGAAATATATAGGAAAAGGTTCCAATGATATTGCAATGGAGCTTAGTGAGTATTTTGATTAATTGTTCTTTCAAGGTTTGAATAGGCTTCTTTTAAAGTATTAAATGTGCTGATTTTTAAATGAGTTCTTAACTCAGATATACATATATTAAGTAGTTGTCTTTGGGTTGGTGAAAAATTTTCAATATTGGATTGAAGAAACTTGTTGGTTAGTTCCAGTGTGTTTAATATACAGTCTTCTGAATCTTTATATATATCATTTATATTTTTTTCTATCTCCTTGTTTTTAAAGACGTAATTGTCTAAAAGGTTTTTTATTGAATTTAATTTAATAAAACTACTCGTTATGACATGATATATTTCGTAGCCATCGAAAGATTGGTCATGTTTTTCTTTGTAGTAAAAATTTAATTTTATGCAATCTGTTGTGATTTCCTGATGATGTGATAAGAAAATAAAAGAAATAGATTCTTCTTGTTTTAATTGTGTGTCTGATTTGTTTTCGTTTAGTCCTTTTATTATGTTAGTGATGTCTATTTTATATTTTTTTAAATTTTCTATTTCATCATCAACTCGTTTAAAAGAAAAAACGGCTCCTAAAGCAATTAAGACAGTAAAAAAGGCAATTATAATGGTAATTGAAATATTAAAATTAGAGAGGACTAGATCATCTTTAAAATGCGACTCAAAAATCAAGCTATTGATTTGTTTTAAATCTTTTTCGCTGTTAGTAATGTATAGTTGGTCTAATGTTTTATTTAAATTATTTAATCTAGAATATAGTGCAAATGATATTAGAAATAGGACTCCAATTAATGAGCTTAAAACATATATTAGGACTTGATTATGCTTTTTCATTACTTTATTTCTTCTAATTTATCAGCAGTCATCTGAAGTGTCTTTTTGATAATAGGCTTTACCTTATCCTTAATTTCTCTATCTGTATAGCCGTCATTAAGATATACCCTAACGCTGATCATATCATAAGTGCTTAATTGGTTGATTTGTGTTTGATTTAGAGGGTACTTGGTTATAATTTCTTGACCACATTCTGTTTTAGAGCTTTGTTTTAATGTTATTATGTGTCCGTTTTTTAAAGTAATAATAGCTTCATTCTCTTCTGAAGAACAGATTTTGTATTTGTCTCTTATGTCTAGCGTTAAATAAGCCTGAGCTTCTTTGGTTTCTGTGTCTTGAACAATATGTGTCATTAGATACATATTTCGTTTCATGAAATTTTTTGTTATTCCATCTGATGCCATCCAGCCTTTATAAAGTGAAGCTTGCATTTGGATGTTTCGCTCTTTTTTATAATCGTCGATTCGGTCATATTTTTGAACTTGACCAAAGGTTGCTATTGTAAAAATGAATGTAATAAAAAGTAAAAATTGTTTCATAGTTAGTAAGGTGTTAAGTATTATCTTCTTCTATCTCTCATTACTTTGACAACGTTAAATAACTTGTCAATGTGGGATAAATTTAACACTTTATTTTCAAACATAGGATTTAATGAGTGAATGGTGATATTTCCTGAGTTAACATCGTGATCAATGATTCGTTTAACAATAACCCCTTCTTCCTGGTCCACAATGACAAAATCCCATTGGCTGATGTGTAGCTTGCTTCTCCAGTAATCTTTGGATACGTTTCTACACACTAAAATGTCGCCATCAAAAAGAGATTCTTCAGGATGTTCTTCAGAGATCATACTGTCTCCGCTCACTTCAAAACAAACGTATTCGCCTTTTGGTTCTTGTTCTTGGGTTAGTATCACGGGTATTGTAGGTAAGGTTTCCATGTAATTTTCGTCAGCAAAGCCACTAAGATAACCCGCTTTCGCATATTGCGAAACTAAAGGAACGTATTTTACAATTCCTGCAGTGATGGGAATTGCTTCTTGTTTTTTTTCTTTTCCTTTTATCATTTCTCCTTCACCCGTGAGGATCCAATCTACATTTAAATCAGGATAATTATCAATGATTATTTTCAATTTATCAACACCTAAGCTACTTCCTTTGTCTAAAAAACCTACAGAAAGTCCTGTTTTTACATAAAATTTATTCTTACTAATCCCTTTATAATCAAGATATTGTAATATTTTTTCTTTATCAGTCATGATTTTAATCAATATTAATTATTTACTAATGATAATTATCTATATATTTGTCTTGTCAATACACATAATGAGAACTATTGTTAACGTGTATTGTCTTGACAAGACAACAAGCAAAAGTACAATATTTCTGCTAAGGGATTGATAAATAGTAAAAATGATTCATATGGTAACAATTTCGCCTATTAATGAGGATATAGAGAAAAAATTGAACTCGTTGAGAATTCTCAATGAATTCATGAAAAAAGGTTTTGTTGAAAGAAAGTCTTTTGTTCAGGTTGTTATGGATGAATGTCCTGAGTTGAGCACTTATAGTGGTATGACAAAGCTTAACAACTTTTGGGCATCGAGAGATTTTTCTATCAATGACAAATTGGAACAAGTATTAGAAAATTTAAAACAATCGTAGGTATGGATGGTAAAATAATCTTAGATGGTATTTCCGCAGCTGGATTAATTGCTGCGATTACTGAAGTTGTGAAAAGCGAGCTTGGTAAATCGGAACCTGAGGAACTGATGACGCGTGAGGAAGCTGCTGCTTTTTTAAAAGTGAATTTATCTACTCTGAGTAAGTGGACTTCTGAAGGTCGCTTGATTGGATATGGAATGGTTGGTCGTCGATATTATAAAAAGTCGGAGATCATGTCGGCTTTGGAGGTTATGAAATTTTAAATCGCGCATTATGGTTTATCAAACTTTCGAGCAGTCATGGCAAATATTTAGTAACAAGTTAATTCAACAAATCAATGAAGCATATATCAGAGATTCTAAAAGAAATACCTGCGGTGGCTCAAATGGGGCAAAACTGCAAGGTGAAGCAAACAACGGTTAATCCGGATAAGTGTGAAGCAAAAACGAAAGCATGCCATCCGATGGATGTTTTCGCGGGAATTGAAAAATGTAGGCAATGCGGAAAAGGATTCTGATTGATGTTTTGTGGCCCGCGATTTTGGGCGCGCTAATGGCGGTTTTGCTATTCAGTCTAACAATTTAAAATTACAACAAGGAGTAAGGTGATTGGTTCACAACCTCATAGACATTTAATTTTTTTGTATTCCTTCAGGTTCGAATCCTGGCTCCTTGACTAAACTATTTTTTATAATCAAAACTATTGATATGGAAGCAAAAATCTTTCAAAAGATTCCTTTAAAGGATCGGTTGCAGTATATAAAAGATAATGCTGCGGCTTCTGAAACAAAAACATATCAGCGTCAGCTTGATAAGGAAGAAGTAATTAAACTTCAAAATGAGTATGCTCAAAAAGCAATAGAATTAAATATTGCTGAAGAGGAGTTAAAAAGGCATCGCGAGAGCTTTAAAGCAGTTGCAAAGCCTTTAAAAGTTGAACTATCAACCTTGATGCAAGGGATTAGAACCTCGTCTGAAGAAATTACAGAAGAAGTGTATCTGTTGGCTGATATGGATGATCAAATGATGGGCTATTACAATGCGGAAGGAGAATTGATTTATTCCCGTCCATTACTCGCAAAAGAGCGTCAGTTTTCAATTACTAGTTCGGCAATGTCTAAAGTTAACTAAATATGAAAGAAATTAAAATCAACGTCGAAAATGGCGTGAATGAGTTAGTAGTGCGTCAAGGTGATGCGAGTACTGTGCATACAGGTAGAAATGTAAATGTTGATGCTGTTACAATTCTTGCAGTTGCTGAATTTTTATCCAAAGAAAACATTACAGCTGAAATTATTTTGGATTCTGTGCTTTCTTTTTCAATTGATAAAAGAACAATGGAGCTGAAATATGGAGTAACACAAAGGCATCCTTATCAAATCAATTCAGCAATTGAATTAAATCCAGACTTAGAGCGATTCGGTATTAACTCAGGGAATAGCTATACAACTTTTGAATTGGCTGATTTTATCAAAATGAATCGTCATTATTTTGAATCAAAACCTGTTGCTATGCAACTTGTATCTGAATTGAAAAACTTCAAAGCAAAGGTTGATAAAGAGATTGAGAACTCTTCTAATGATCGTGGTAATCGTAGAATGTTGTTGAATCAGGTGATTGATTCTAATATTCCTGAAAGCTTTGTGTTGGAGCTACCAGTGTTTAAAGGTCAACCAAAAGCAAGAGTAGTTGTTGAAATTAATATCAATGATGACTTTACTTGTGCGCTTATTTCGCCTGATTTGAAAGAGTTTATTCTCTTGGAATCTGAGACATTAATCAACCAGCAATTGGATTTGATTAAAGAAATGCACCCGCAATTGCGTATTTATCAAAAGTAACCCATTGAGTTGAGTTGGCCTTTTTAGGCTAATTTGACTGAATTGGCCTAAAAAGGCCATTAATTGTTTAGAGAAATGGAAAAACCAAAAGCACAGTTTGCTGATAATTTGAGATTTCTTAGAATTAAAAAAGGGATGTCTCAACAGAATGTTTCTGATGAATTAAAAATAAAACGAGCTAGGTATTCTAAATATGAAGAGGGTGCGTCTGAGCCTCCATTTTTCTTACTGATTGAAATTAGTCGATTCTATGGTTTGAGTGTAGATGCTTTGTTGATGAAAGATGTGCGTAAAATAGCTCTTTAGGTATTGACAATTTCGTCAATAGGTAGTTGAAAATTAAATAAATAACAATGTAAAATACAGTTACATGGAACCAGGATATTATGCTATCATACCAGCGTCTGTGCGGTATGATAAGGAATTGCAACCCAATGCAAAGTTGCTCTATGGGGAAATTACAGCCCTTGCTCAACGTGAGGGATTCTGCTGGGCGGGTAATGATTATTTTGCTGAATTGTATGCGGTGAGTAATGAGACAATTTCGCGTTGGATATCGGCTTTAAAAAAGGCTGGATATATCGAAGTTGAAATCCTGAAAAACGAGGGTAATAAACGCAAAATAGCTATTGACAAAAAAGTCAAGACCTATTGCGAAAAAAGTCAAGACCTATTGATGAAAAAATCAATAGCTATTGACGAAATCGTCAACTCTAATATAAGGATTAATAATACAATTAATAATACAGAGAATAGCGCTCTCAGTTTTTTGAAAGAAAATAATCCAAGTTTATACGAAACGTTCCTAATGCAATATCAATCGAAAATCAAAGATTTTCAAAAGTTCTGCGAGCTATTTAATTGCAAAGTTGATGAAGAGGATTTGGAATGGACGGGAAAAAAGATAAATGCACGATTGACGCGATTTGCAATTAACTACATCGAAAACGAAAATAGAGCATTTGGAAAACAACAGCCTCCAATGCAACAACAAGCGCAACAATATTCTAAAAATCACTTTTAATCATGAGTCAAACAATTTCAAAAGGATTAGTTCCGCCGCATTCAAAAGATACTGAAGAAACGGTATTGGGTGGAATGATAAACAACAAGCAAGCGCTGGATGAATCAATGCAAGTGATTAAAGATTCTTCTGTGTTTTATGTTCCGGAGCATGTGCAAATATTCGAAGCGGTTCAAGAATTGTATTCAAGTTCTCAACCAGTGGATATGATTAGCGTTTCGCAGAAGCTGAGAGCGAATGGAGTTGCTGCAGAAGGTTTGGTTGTGGCACTTGTTCAAAACAGCATGTCGGCAGCGCACATTGAGTATCATTCTCGAATTCTTTTGCAATACAAGCTTCGTCGAATGATCGTGAGTTTTAATGCTGGGATGAGTTCGGCGGCAATGGATGAAAGTATTGATGTATTTGATTTGTTGGCACGTTGGAATAAAGAATTCGATACCGTTACGGAACTAATCACGACGGGACGCTCAAGTGTGACTATTGCAGAATCCTTGCAGGACCTAGCAAAGCGTTTGGAATTCATTTCTAAAAGTACGGGTGAGAGTAAAGTAACTGGAGTTCCGACAGGGTTTAAGCGAATCGACGCGTATACATCTGGGTATCAAAATGGAGATTTAGTAATTGTTGCTGCGCGCCCTGGTATGGGAAAAACAGCGAAAGCACTGAAGACGGTAATCGAAAATGCAAAGGTTGGTAATTCGGTTGGTGTGATCTCTTTGGAGATGCCAGTGCAACAGTTGACAGGACGAATGGTTGCTATTGATACCAACTTTCACTTAGGGCAATTACTTAAAACAGGATTTGATAAGCCTGAATACTTCCAAACGTTTATGATGCACTCAGGTCGAATGGCTAAGTATCAAATCGTAATGAAGGATTCAGGGGTGAATGATATCTCGGATATCATCGTTGAAGCGAGGAGTTGGAAGCGCAAGCACGATATCAAGTTGTTAGTGATTGATTACTTACAGCTTGTGAGTGATAAGACAAAAGGAAATAACCGAGAGAATGAAGTGAGTTCCGTTAGTCGTCGATTGAAGCTGTTGGCAAAAGAGTTGGATATTCCGATCATCGTGATGTCTCAGTTGTCTAGAGCAGTTGAAACACGAGGCGGTTCTAAACGTCCGTTGTTGTCGGACCTGAGAGAATCGGGTTCCATTGAGCAAGATGCGGATATCGTTGAGTTTATCTATCGTCCGGAATACTACAATATCGAAATTGGAGGCAATCCGGAGTATGACGAGATGACAAGGCAAGGGGCTGATACGGAAATAATCTTTGCTAAATACCGCGCTGGTTCCGTTGGAACAACATATTTGAAATGGATTGGTGATAAGACCAAGTTTATTGATCCAACAGATAGTAATGAGAATGGAAGTAATCAGCAAGAAACAAATGTGTATGGTAATCCTAGTGAGTATGTTCCAACTGTTAGTGCAGCTGAAGCTTTTGGGGATGATGATACACCGTTTTAAAAAATAGAGTTATGGAAAGTTTTTTTAATACAATTGAGAGTCATAAGCTAACGGCTTTCTTCTGTGCACTATTCATTTGGTTGATAGTTTGTGAATTGACTAAAGGAAAAAGAAAATAGTAACTAAAACTTCTCACTTGGATTTGTAAGTGATTAAAAATTATGGAAATGCCAACACCATGTAGTGAATGTAAAGAAGTGGTAGAGTTAAATGATTTAAGGGAATCAAACTTTACGAAACAAATGCTTTGTTATGATTGTTATAGTACTGATTCAGAACTCTATGATTTAGTCGAAGAAGCAAAAGATATTCAAAGGGATTTAGAAGGTTATGCTGACCACATGAAAGGGAATCGTGGCCTTTGGAGAGCCAAACTCAATTTATTAAGAAAGCAAATTAATGAGCTAGGCGAAGACGCAGATGACTTATTACTTTAAAACTTCCCACTTGGATTTGTAAGTGGTTAATGATTATGGATTGGAAAGAATTAAAAGATTTTTGTAACAGTTTACCTGAATCAGAACTAGATAAGACTGTTATTATTTGGGGTGAAGAATACGATATTGCTAATGTATGTGTAGAACAATTAAGTGAAGATTATTGTTATGATCCAGGTGATTTAGATATTGGATGTTTTCCTGTATCCGACACAAAAGATTTCTCTGAAGAAGATAAAGAAAATCTTGAGGTAGCTTATAGTAAAGGAACTCCTATGATAATTGAGCGCTATGGCAAAGAGAATAGATAGTATTAAACGTCCTTGGGTAGTAGAGCGCAAGCCGTTTGAAAGGAATGTAAGGAGTAACTCTGAGTTCTATAACTCGAGAGCGTGGCGCAAGTTGAGGCGCTCGTTCTTAGATGCTAATCCGTTATGCGTGGAATGTAAACATGAAGGCTTAGTTACTCCCGCAACTGTAGCGGACCACATTCAACCGATTAACCGAGGAGGTGAACGACTGAGTGAAGACAACCTACAACCGATGTGCGCGAGCTGTCACAATAAAAAATCGGCTCGAGAATCGCATGGGGATAGGGGGTAAAATCTCCCGAGAATGTGACCGCTGTACATCGCATGTTACCAAGGATTTTACTCACAATGAATTTAGGGGAGGGGGGTATGAGTGATTAATAACTAAGTTTTACAAGAATGAAAGAGAATAAACTATTAAACATGAGTGGTGAAATTGTAGAATGGGAAAATGCAACTACCACAGGAAAGAATCAACAGCTTTATGATGTCTTGGATAAGCTTCCAGCTGCAATGGCAAAATTCAATTTGACAAAGGACCAGAAGTTTTGGTACAAATATTTTGGTGAGCAGTTGGTGAGTTCAAATAAATTAACCAAGCCCGATTTGGTGCATTTACACCGATTGGCAACTACAATTGATTACTACATTCAAGCGGAAGCGGAGATCAATTCACGAGGTTTTCAAGGCGGATTGATTCAAACCTTTGCAACTGGAGCTACAAACGTAAGTGGTTATGTAACCATTCGCGAAAAGATGATCAAGGATATGGATGAATTATCTAAACATTTTGGATTTTCATTCAAGGATAGAAATAAATTGGTGGATGTGCCAAAAGGAGATCCTGGACAAGGTGATTTGTTTGCGGGGTTTTTAAATCAAAAATATAGTAACGGGTAAAAACTAAAACATGAAAAAATACAACAAGGATAAACTCAATGCATATGCGAAAGAATTGTTTGAATTATGTCTAAAAAAGGGCGTCGTTTTTGAATATTATCCATATTCATCGGGTATTGACATCAGAACCAATTCATGCCAGATAGGCCATACCTATATTTGTGAAAAGATGTTTAATTATAATCAAGGCGATGCTATGCCGATCTGGCTATTAATAAGAAAAGTGGAAGAGTTATGAAACTAACCAAAGAAATGCTTTCTTCACCAGCTTTTCAATATGCAGAAATGGTGAGGAGTGGAAAGTTGAAAACAGGCAAAAAAATACAGCTCGCTGTTGAGCGGTTTTATAAGTTCATTGAAGAGTCGGATGCAAAAGGATTTACAATTGATCACGATAAAGGAATGCGAGCCGTTAATTTCTTTCCAAATTTCTTAAATCATACAACCGGAAAGATGGCAGGTCAGCGATTTTTTTTGGCTCCTTTTCAAGCGTTTACCATCTACAATATTTTCGGATGGATTCACAAAGAAACTGGAGTGCGTCGGTTTAATACGGTTTATGATAAACGCGCTAAGAAAAACGGAAAAACAGCAGAAATGGCGGGGCTTGCTTTGTTTTGTATGTCGTTTGATGTGGAGATGGGGGCGCAAATCTATGTCGGAGCAACCAAAGAAGAGCAAGCAAAAATCTGTTGGAACCAAGCTAAGATGTTTATTGATTCTCCAGTTTCAAATCCTAACCTTCGAAATATGGGATTCCAATGTTTTCAAAAGGAAATCAAGTTTGGAAGAACACAATCCGTTATGATGCCGCTTGGAGGTGATTCTAAAACACAGGATGGAATTAACGCCCATGTTGCAATCATTGACGAGTATCACGCGCACAAGGACGATACGGTTAAGGAAAATTTGGAATCGAGTTCGGTATCCAGGAAGCAGCCAATTACTTATCATATCACAACAGCCGGTGTAAACTTAATGAGTGCCTGCAAGCGATATGAAGAAGCAGTTACAGAAGTGCTGGAAGGAAGGAATCAAGACGATCACTTGTGGGTTATGATTCATGATTTAGACGAAAGCGATGATTGGGAAAATGAAGACAACTGGTTTAAAGCAAATCCGCTTTTGGGATTTGGTTTAGATATCGATAACATTCAAAAAGAATACATCAAGGCACGGAACCAACCAAGTAAGATTCCAAACTTCAAAACGAAACATTTAAATATGTGGGTGGATGCACCTACAATTTGGATTCCAAATGAAATATGGATGGCAAATAAAGTGGATGAATTACCAATGGAAAAGTTTTCACAATTTGGAGCATATGCAGGAATGGATTTATCTACAACTACAGATATCACTTGTTATGTAGCGGTATCAGAACCAGACGAAGAAATGAATCGATATATAAAGCCTTATTTCTTTTGTCCAAAAGATACAATAGAAAGAAGAAGCAAAGAGGATCGCGTACCCTATCAATATTGGGTGGATGCTGGATATATGATTGCAACACCAGGTAATGTAGTTGACTATGAATATTTGAAAGATACTATTCGAGCAACGTATCGAGAGCTGAATATTCAACGCATTGAGGCGGACCAATGGAACTGTGCGCAATTAGCACAAGAATTAACCGAGGAGGGAATGAGTATCAGTTTCTTTAGTCAAGTAGTAGGTGTGATGTCCTTTCCGACTAAGCAATTTGAGCGATTGACCTATGAGGGAAAATTAAAACACGACGGTAATCCGATTTTGCAATGGATGCTTTCCGGTTGTTCTATCTATCAAGACGCAAACGAAAACATAAAAGTTCATAAAGGAAATTCGAACAAAGGAGGGAAACGAATCGATGGGATTGTTTCTACAATTATGGCGCTGGGTGGATCAATGTCAGTTGAGGAAGATGAAGGAGGAAAATACAGCAAACCTGGAGCTGAAGTTTATATTTAACCAATACGATAAATTATGACGATAACACAACATCATTTAGCGGTCCAGGCAGAGAATGAACGGCTAAAACAAGAAAATGAATTGATGAAGCAAATTGCTTCGACAGAAGGATTTTATGAATTCTATTTTAAAAATATCACGAAGTATTCTTCTCGTATTGATGCGTTTAATTATGTAAATGGATTGTATGAGAAGTATTTCGGGAGTAAACGATATAAGAATTATTGGAGTTTTAAAAGAACTATTAATCGTAAATTAAGTAGTGTCTGAAAAGATATTTTGCTATTGTTAATTATGATGTTGTCTGTATTAATTTAATAATTAAGATTTAACTGTGATTTATATTGTAATTACTCTCTACTTTGGTCTTGTAAGGTGTTTTTATTTAAATTCTAAGAGAAGATATTACACACTTCTCTTAGAATTTATTATAGAAAGTTATTGTAAATTTCAAAATTAAAATTGGGGTTTTTTTCTAACATTTTTTCTTTAATCAATAAATTGGTTGAGATTGCTTTTTTTCTACCATAAATTTGACTATTAGAGTTTATTCCTGAAATAAGCATCTTTAGACTATCTTCACTAAAGTCGTTTAATCTATTAAAAACACAAGCGTCGAATCTTTCGTCTGCATATAAAAACTGAGAACTAGATATAAAAAATTTTATTATTACTTCATTAGATAAGTCATTAAAATCATAATAATCTAGTGTAGCTGCGAGTTGATTTATGTAATAAACTTCTGCTTTTTGATATTTTGAAAAAGTGTCATTTTTAGAAAAATTACAATTAAATAGTTTTTCCTTTAAAAAAATTTCAATTTCATTTTTTGTTATTGAGGTTAGGTAAAATATACTTACTATTTGGAGATTGTAATCTAATTCAATTGTATTGTCAATATAGTTTTTTAATGATTCATCTAAAACTGGATATATGTCAGTATTTTTATTTAATATTGAAGTGATTAGAATACCTATCATGTCTTCGTTTAGTTTTTTTTCTAATCTTTTATTTTTAAAAAAGAATTGAGTTAAATCAAACTTTCTGTTTTCTAATAAGGTGTTAATGAATAGAATGTTATGAAACTCATTGTCTTTACATTTTTCTGAATTGCAATAAAAAACAATTTCCCAGAAACTCATTAATAAGTCTTGTTGGTGAAAGGAAGATATTTTGTTTATATAAGTCGTTGTAAAGTACTTTTTGAATTGAAGGTGTGAAAGTCGTTTTTTCTTAAATTCAATATCTGTTAAAATAATTGAAACTGTATTTATTTTATCTAGTGGTGATATTATAAAAACTTCTTGTAACATCTGTTGTATCAAGGATCTTGTCAGCTCTTTGTCGGGAGAATAAAGTTGTTTTTCATTTAGTATAGTGGGATGAGCGCATAAATGTCTTTTTTGTTTCAAATATTCTATGTTATTGAAAGTGTCTAAACTAATCAGTTTTAGTGATTCATGAGCTTGTTTTGTTAAAGTATTTTCCCAGCTCGTATCTTTTGGTTTTTCTTGTTTATTTTTTTTTATTTTATCTAAAATACCTTCTGCTTTTTGATCATTATAATCAAGTGCTAGTTCAGCTATTTTTAGATATAAGTCAGTAATCGTTACTGTGTATAACATTACAACAGCTGATCTGTAAGATTCGTGATAATATGATTTTAGAATTTCTTTAAAATATTCTCTAGTCTGTGGATTATGAATATTCTCGCTTAGCAAGTCTAAAGATATTGGTGTCATTTTTTTAGTATTTAAATAATAGCTAATATAATTAAACTTCGGGAACAAAGTTCCCACCTTGTCAAGGTTTTGCTACTTAAGTTTGCTATGTAATCATCAAATGATAAGATAGTGTTTGGATTCTTAGGTAGACTTTTTAAAACTTCTGACAGTTCGATTTCTTCGGACAATTCCTTCATGGGTTCTCCAGTAGAAGGAACGCTAGCTACTGCTTCGTCTGCATTAACGTTATCTGCATTTTATAATGCAGTTGATCAGATAAGCAACGATATAGCTAAGCTACCTAAATCAGTGTTTAAGAAAGATGAAGATAGTCGCGAGAGATACGCTGGTCATCCCTTGAACTATCTCATATCAACTGAGCCGTCAGGTCTGATGACTGCTTTTGATTTTTGGAAAGCGGTTGTCTTGCAAGTAATCCTGAAAGGAAATTGTTACGTGCGGGTTTATCGTAATAGTTTAGGTATAGAAGAGAAACTAATCATTCAAGAGGTTTATAATGTAGGCGTTAGATGTGTAGATGATGAACTGTTCTATGTAATAAAAGGAGAGGTGTTTTTGTCCAGTGATATATTGCATTTCAAAGCATTCAGCGTCGATGGAATTATGGGAATTCCTGTAATAAAATGGGCAGCTTACAATTTAGGTGTAAATCTAGATGCGCAAAAATACGCTTCTACTATTTATAATGATCGTGGTATTGGGTACGGAGTAATAGAAAGTGACAAAGCTATTCATGTAGATAATAAAAAATCTATCTCTGAAGGATTTACTAAAAAGATGGCTGAGAAGAATAAGTTTAAAGTTCCGGTTCTTGATGACGGTTTAAAATACAAATCAATTAGTGTTACTCCTGAAGAAGCACAATTCTTAGAAACCAATAAGTATTCAGTAACAGAAATAGCGCGCTGGTTGAATATTGCACCACATAAGCTTAAGGACCTTACCAATGCAAACTATTCAAACATACAAGCGCAATCTATTGAGCATGTTCAAGATTCTTTGCTTCCTTGGACAACACGAATTGAGCAAGAATTAAACAGAAAGATGTTTGCTCGCGAAAGTTCAGAATCTCTTTATGTAAAGTTTAATGAAAAGGTTTTATTAAGGGGAGATTTAGAAGCTAGGCAAAAGTTTTATTCTGCTATGGTTTATGCGGGAATAATGACTAGAAATGAAGTTAGAGCATTAGAGGATTTGAATCCGCTAGAAGGACTTGATGAGCCGTTAACACCTGTAAATATGGAATTGTTGAGTTTTATGATTGATAAAAATAAAAAGGAATTGAATAATGAGCAAGGTAGTTAGGGAAGCGGTTGTACGAGTTTTAACTGAAGAGCAAATTGAGAATAGACAAGCTGAGTTTGTAATCAGTTCAGAAACTCCAGATACATACGGAACGGTCTTTAAAATAGATGGTTGGGAGTTGGAGCGTTACGCGCTCAATCCGGTTGTGTTATATGCACATAAATCCTATTCAGATGATCCGGATATGGTGATTGGTACTTCGGTTGTGAGGGTTGAAAATGGTGAGTTGATTGCTACAGTAACCTTTGAAAATGCAGAGGATAATCCGTTAGCGGAGAAGGTGTTTAGAAAAGTTCAAAACGGAACACTTAGAATGGCATCTATTGGAGCCGATGTTCACGATTGGCATTGGGGTGATTTTGATGAAGGGGAGAATCCTGATTTGTTGTACTTCGATAGACAATCACTGTTGGAATGGAGTATCGTTCCAATTGGAAGTAATCCTGATGCGTTGAAACGATCGGCTGAATATAAAAAAGATTTTGAACAAAGATTTCCTAAAGCAAATGGAGATGTAAAAAACAAATATGCAGTTAGAGCTGCTTTGGTTGATTTAAAAATTAAAATGTTAAAGTAAGATGAAAAAGTCTGATTTATTAAAGCAGGAAAGAATGGCTCTTCTGCAACGTCAACAAGCGATATATAAGTTGGTTGAAAAGGAAGATAGAGAGGTGTCTCAGAAGGAACAAGATGAATTGGATAGTTCCGATGCTAAGATTGAAGGTTTAGATGGTGAAATTGAAGCGGCTGAGAAGCACGAAGAAAGACAGCGAAGATTTGCTGGGTTAGCAGGTGCGCCAGCAGGTGGTGGAGAAGGTGCGGAAATTGAAAAAATTGCAAAGCGTTTTTCTTTCTTAAAAGCAGCAAGAAGTATTACTGCGGGGACTGCGTTAGATGGTGTAGAAAAAGAAATGAATGATGAAGCGGTTAGAGAAGCTGAAAGTTTGCATTTAGGATTTGATACTAAAGATAGTTTCTCTATTCCTGCTTCTATGGTTCGCGCAACAGGGCAAACAGTTACTGAAGATTCAGGAAAATTTGGAGGAAAATTAGTGCCTACAGATATTAATGTAGTCGAAGGTTTTATTCCAAAATTGTTTTTGGAGGATGTGGGTGCGAGTTTCTTATCTGGATTAGTTGGAAATGTTTCTTTACCTAAATTTTCAGACTATGAATACAAATGGCTATCTGAGCGAGAGAAAATCATTTTAGAGGCAGAGGAAATTGACGGGCCAATTATGAAGCCAAAAAGAGCTGGTGCTGGGGTTTCTGTTTCAAAGCAATTGATTATGCAATCATCTGTTGCTGTAGAGAATATGATTTATAACAAGTTGCGTTTTGCAGCTGCAAGAGCCCTGAATAAAGCAGCTTTGAATGGTGATGGTGTTAAAGAGCCTTTAGGTATTTTAAACATGACGGGGGTTCAACTTGCGAAAGCTGTTGCTGAAGCGGAAATGTCTTATGAAGCGGCTGTGGAGTTATGGGGGTTGATTGCCGGAGCGAATGCAGATGCAGGAAACGAAGTGTTTATCTTGAATTCAAAATTAGCGGCAGCGGCTAAAACGACTAAAAAAGATGCGGGAAGTGGACGTTTTGTGATGGAAAACGGATTGATTGATGGTCAAAAAACAATCGTTACCAACTTAGTTGAAGAATTAGCTGGCTTGCAAACGTTGATTTATGGGAACTTCTCTGAGTTGTACATCGGTCAATGGGGTGGTGTGAACTTTACTGCTGATACAGTTACAGGAGCAAGTACAGGAGAGGTAATATTGTATTCTAACTTGTATGCAGATATTCAATCAGCTAATCCTGAAGCGTTCGCAGTAAATAAATTCTTAAAAGCGTAAGTCATGAGTACAGATAATAAAAAACAAGGACCAGGAGCAGAAAAAGCTCCTGCTCTTTTAGATCAAACAGAAACGGCTTCTAATGCAAATGTTGTAGAGTTGGAAGAGAAAGTTACAGCATTAGAAACAGAGAAGACTGAATTACAGGGGAAGTTGGAAAAAGCTGAAGCTAAGGTTGCGGAGTTAGAAAAGAAACTTCCTAAAGCAGTAAAAGCAAAGAAAAATGAAACTCTCATTCGTTTCACTTTATCCCCAGCGGGAAAATTTAAACTTCCGTACAATGTAGGCCAAGAAGTGGCTTTACATGAGGAAGTGGCAGCAGAAATCGTGGAAGCGAAATACGCGGAATACGTTAAATAAAAATCTTTCATAATTAATAGTTTGGTTGGTATGAATGCAGATGTTATTGCTATAGAAAATGTAGAAGTAGTGAAGTTGGAATTGGCGAAAAAGCACTTGCGCTTGGATGCTGATAATGACGAGGAGGATATGTTGATTGAGCTAGCAATAGCATCTGCTATTACTCAATCCGAAAACTATACTGAAAGGGTTTTAAAGAAGGGTATAATTGAATTCTTGACTCATAATGCTGAATCGATTGTTATTGAAAGATCATCTTTGAATGACAAGATTCAAAAGGTAGAAGTGTTGGGAGAAGGTGTTGATTCAATTCTTCTTCCTGCTTCTGCTTATTCTCAAACAAAAAGAGCTACTGAGATTTATGAAGTGTCTTTTAAGAATGTAAAGTTAGAACCAGAGCAACAACTCAAAGTAACAGTTGAGTTGGGGTTTGATTCTGAAACATTGCCAAAAGATATCTTATCAGCAATGCTTTTGATGATTGGAGATTCTTTTGAGAAACGTGAGGATAGAAATCAGGGAAATAATACAGCAGTGAATAATCTTTTAAGACCGTATAGAAAATGGCAGTAAGAAAGCCGTATGGCCAAGTAAATAAGCCTTTTATTGGGCAAATGGATAGGCGAATAGTTATTTACGAAAACGTTAAAACTCAAAACGGTATTGGTGAAGAAAAGATTGAAAGGCAAAAGATAACGGCCTGTTGGGCTAGAGTTGATTTTGATACAGGTTCAGAAAATGTAGAAGGGAATATTCGTCATTTAATGAATAAGAGTTTTACTATTCGTTTTAATAAAACAGTTTTGGAACGCGGGAATGAATTTATTGTAGAGTACAGTAACCAGTTTTATGCTATAACTCATGTCTCTGAAATTGGTCGTAGATCACATTTGCAATTAATGTGTTTTGTTTATGATTAAAGCGATAATTGAAGTAAGGAGTAATCTCAAGCAGTTAGCGGAAGGAGCGAAAGAGAAAGGTCGGTATCGCAAGATATTGACTGAAGTTGCTTCTGAATTGTCTTCATCAGTTAAGAGTAAAACTCCTGTTAAGTCAAAGGCTATTTCTTCCGGTCGAAAAAATGGTGCAGGTAGAGTTCAGCAAAGAGCTGGTAATCTGAAGGAATCAATAGGTGTTTTTGATTCGAAAAGTCAGAATTATGTCCGTGTTTGGGTTGGTGCAAGAGTTCAAGATGGTTTTGATGGTTGGTATGCGCAAATGGTTCACAATGGACATCGCATTTATAGGAATACCAACTCGTTAAAACGAAATCCTTTGAAGCGATGGCGTAAGAAAACACTCCCCGAAAAAACACAAGGACAAGTTAAAGCAGATCCTTTCATTACAAGAACGTTTGAAAGTAAAAAGAGTGGTTTAGAAGCTTCTTTAAAAACTAAAATCGGTGTGAATCTAGAAACATTAATAAAACAGAATAATAATGCTTGAGTTAAGTAAAAAATTATATCAATTATTCTCTGAATCTGAATTGTTTTCCGATGTAGTTGAAAAGAGAATTTTCCCTGTTGTGGCAGGTGAAGGAGTGGGATATCCCTTTTCAATTTACACGATACAACAAGTGCCAGGAACATTTGATGGAGATGAGTATAATGTGGGATTGCACACTTATTTTTCTCCGAACAAGATTAGCGAAGCTATGAGATTTTCTGATGCTGTAAAGGGGTTTATCGATGATAGATTTATTTACGAAGGATCGGGGATTGATTTTATTGATAAGGATCAAAGTATAGTAGTGTCAATTTATTTTAAAGCAATATGTGATTATGTCGATTAACGGAATTTATAAAGGAAAAAAGGTGCGTATTTCTTTAGGTGGAAAAACGCTTTATCATGCGAACTCTTGTAAAGTTGATATTTCAACAGAATTAGAAGAGATCGCAACAAAGGATACGGATGGGAAAATGAGTGTGCCTGATGGGTATTCTTGGAGTGCTTCAACAGAAGCTCTAGTTGCAGACAAGCCGCTTAGTTCAACACAAGTTGATGCAATGGATATTATTGATTATCAATTAGCAGGTACTGAATTGGATTTTGAGTTTACGACGAATGAAGAAGGGGATTTCCTTTTAAAAGGAAAAGTGATTGTTTCTCAAGCGTCTGTTGATGCTTCAAGAGGAGCGGCGGTAAAAGGTTCTTTTAGTTTTGTTGGTCAGGGTGATTTGGTGAGAGAAAAAGTTGTTTAATATGAAAAGGCAAATTAAAATCAGTGTTGAAGGTGTAGATGTGAATCTGCACTTTCCTTTTTCTGTCTTATTTAGGCTGGGAAAAAAATGGGGGATTGAATCTGTTAATGGAATTCTTGAGAAAGTAGTAAAAGTTTGTGCTGTCTCTACTGATGGTGATGTTAGTTTGAGTGCTTTAGATGTTTTATCGGATGTTCTAATTGAATGTTCAGAAAACAAAATTAGCAAGGATGATGCTTTGAATTACTTAGGTAGTAATCCTGAGGTTGTTGTTCAAGTCATTGAACTGTTAATCGAATCTGTTTCAGCACCAAAAGGTAAGGATCAACCAGAGCAAAGTGATTTGGGAAAGTAGACTATCTCACATGGGACGATTATGAACAATTGGCCTGTGGTGAGATTGGTTTGCGGTTGGATTACTTCTATGAGTTGACTTTGCGTCAATTTTCTAATATCTGTCAAGGGTATTTTAAGAAGAAGCGTTTTCAGCAAAATGAGGCATTAATAAGGGTTCGAAAAATAATGTATGCTTGTCTTTTGCCGTATCAGGAAAAGGGATTTAAAGAGCAAGATTTATTCTTATTGGATTTTGAAAAAGAATTGAACCCAGCGATTGATTTAGAGGAAGAACTTAGAGAGGTAGAGGAGCAAAGAGCGTATTGGGAAAAGGTTGATAAACAAAGAGAGGTAAAAAATACAATGTAATATGTCAGTAGCGTCAATAAATGTTGGGTTTCAGGTTAATGTAAAAGAGTTGGCGGATAAGCTAAATCAAGCGGCGGTTAAATTAGAACAGCATAAAGCAAAGTTTGATGAGATAGGGAGTTCAATTGGTCAGGCTGGGATGTATATCGGTCGTTATGTGGATCAGATGGCAGGAACTGTTATTACTACTATTGGAGGGGTGGTTTCTTTTATTCCTGAGATTATGTCTGGTATTGCAAAGTTAAATGCGGTGATAGCAGCGAATCCGTGGATAGCTTTAGCTACTGTTATTACGGCAGCAGGTACAGCTCTTTATTTTTTTACAAGAAAAGGCAGTGAAGCGGCTCAAATGCAAAAAATGTTGAATGATGTAAATACGGAAGCTTTAAAAAACACAGCAAAAGAACGTGCAGAATTGGATTCTTTGTTATTGGTTGCTCAAGATGAAAATGCGTTGAAAAAGGATCGTCTGGATGCGATTAAAAAGCTTAATGAAATTTCTCCTCAATATCTAGGAAATATAAATCTAGAAACCATTAATACGAAAGAAGCTACAGATGCTATTGGCAAATACATAAACGCCTTGAATAGTAAGGCAAGGGAACAAGCTTTAATGGCGAAAAAAACACAATTGTATCAAGAGCAAATCGAAGAAGAAGCTAAAAGTGTGCAGCGTTTTCAAGCTAATGCGGATGCTTTGTCTCGAATTTATGGAGGGCAGGCGGGTGTTATTATTCGTACCAAGGAGCAATTAGAGGATTACATAAAAGAGTTAAGTCTTAGTAAACAACAAGCGGCTGAGTTTAGAGAAGAGTATTCTAAGCAGTTAGGTGTTCTTGAAAAGGGTAGAGAGAAGTATGAAAGCAAGATTGCAGTTTTAAATGATTATGTTAAAGCAGAAGGTTTGGCTAATGGTGCTGTTGATGCATCAAGTAAAGTTCATGAAAACTCAGATAAAGCGATATCAGAAAAGATTAAAACCCTAAGATCTGAAAGAGAAGTTTTAGATCGTTCTTCTAGTAAATATAAAGAGCTTACTGCAGACATTGAGCGATATGAGGCAATGCTTTCAAAGGCTAATAAACCTAAGGCACCAATAATTAAAACCCCTAAAACAGAAAAAAGAGAAAAAGCAACTGTTGCAGCTGTTGATTTTTCACCTGTGATTGCTGGTTCTACAGCTGAAATGGAAAAGCAAATCAAAACATTGGAAAGACAAAGAGAAGCTATTCGAGTTGTTTTTGGTGAGGCGAATCTTGCGTATCAATCTTTGACAAATCAGATAAAAGATATTGAGTTTCAAATCAAAATTGATGTTGATGAATCCAGTTTGAATACAAGTCAATTTAAATCGTCGTTCGATAATTTTCAATCTTATGTTGAAGGTCAAGCTCAATTGAGTAGTGATGTTATTAGACGTAAACAAGAGGAGGCTCAAATTTATGCAAATTTAGCAGGTGATTCTTTTGCAGCCTTTGGTAGTTCTTTTGTGCAATCTATGGGAGAGGCGGAAAACGGTTTGGAGCAATTCGGTCAAGCTATGGCTGAAGCTGTTGTTAAAATAATTGCTATGGGGTTGTCGCAATCAGTTTCCAACTCGGTTGTTATTGGTACAGAAACGGCAAAAGGATTTGGTCCAATGGCAGCCTTTGTTTTACCCGGTTTAATAGCTGCCGCTATGGGAGCTGTTATGTCTGCACATTCGCAAGTGCCGAAATTTGCAGATGGTGGAATTGTTTATGGGCCGACCCTAGGGTTAATGGGGGAATATGCTGGGGCTACTCGTAACCCTGAAGTAATTGCTCCTTTAGATAAACTGAAGAACTTAATCAAACCTGCAGGTGGTGGAGAAACGCAGATTTTTTTAGGTGGAAGATTGGCGGTTAGTGGTGGTGATTTGAAATTGATTTTAGATCGTCATGCAACAAGAAGTAAACGAATTGGGGGATGAAACAAGTTAGGATAAAAATAATGGATACGGAGTCAGAGGTTTATGTCGATGTTATTGATGTTAATGATCCGTTGTTATGGAATGATGCAATCGAAAATCAAGCGGCTAAAAGTTCTGTTAAACTTACGTACGAAGGTTCTGATGATAAATATCAATCCTTGATGACTTCGTCTTTAGTTTTTGATTTATTAGTTAAAGATGGGGCGGATGGTAAGTTCTACCATTTATTTACGGGATCAGAAACTAGGTATCAAGTTGATTTGACTGATGAGAATAATGTTCTGTTATGGCGTGGCTTTTTGTTACCTGACCAATATTCAGAACCTTATAAGTCGCCTACTTTATTTGTGTCGATGACTGCAACGGATGGTATAGGAGTGCTTGAAGGGAAAGAGTTTCCTGATACGGCCTATTATACTACAGATAGGTCAATTATTGATTATCTGTGTAAAGCTTTAGAGATGACAGGTCTTAAACAAGATTTGTATTTCTGTCCTTCTATTGTTGCAGGTAACGGTTTTCGTTGGGATGAAATTTATGTGAATGGAAGATTGTATACAGAAGATTACGAAGAAGAGGAATTCGGAATAGGTGGGAGTTGGGAAAGGGATACTGTATATGATGTTCTTGAAAATATTGTTCATGATTTAGGATGTAAACTATTCACCTATAATGGGAAATGGTGGTTGATAGGTATTAATCAGCAGCACAAGGAGCTGTTATCTTGTTTTATCTATGGTTATGATGGCGAATATAAAGGAGTGTCGCAGGTTTCTATACAAAGTTCAAAAGTTATTTTTACAGCAGATCCTATAATTTCAGTCCAATCTCCATGGAAGAGGGTTGAAGTTTCGGCTTCATATGATGCAGATAAAGATGTTGTAACAGAAAAGTTTTATAAAAAGGATCAGACTATATTCTCTAATGATCCTTATATCCATTGGAAAAAAAATCATTGTTCTATTAATGAAATTCCAATAGAGGGTAAATGGTTTTATGAGTTTACTTATCCTGGGCAAACACTTCCAAATATAAGTCCGGGTTGGCCACGTGTTATTGGTCCCGCAGGATGGAAAACGGAAAGTAATATACGAGGTTCATATATAGAGTTGTCAGTACCTATTTGGATAGAAAAATCGGATTCACAATGGGAGTGGAAAAAAATAGATTTTGAACTAGACTTAGTAGCTTATACTATTAATGGAACTAAAGAGAAGTTTGATAATAGAGAGTATGAAAATGTGATGCGTTACGAATTGATGGTTGGGGATGATGTATTGAATTCTAATTTCCCTGATTCTCCTAGATATAAAGATTCTGTATTAGACTTAAGGTTTTCTCAAGGTCGTAACGAATGGCAGGATGGCAATAGTACGGGAGTAAATCGGGTGTGGGTAGAGCAAAGAAGTTCTTTGGCGGGAAAAATAAAACGTCAACACTTAGTGATAAATAAAAGTGGATGGTTGCAATTGAGACTTTATCCTCCTGTATTACTAAATAATTTTACTCCTACTTTTAATGATATCGGTATTGCTAAGTTGTCTATAAAGCTAGCATCAAAAAATAAATTCCTTTCTAATAAGATTCGTCAAATTGATTATTCAACTAAAAAAACAGTCGATTTATTTCATATAGATAATGCTCAAGATAATAGTTTTAAAAAATTCATTTTTAAAAGAACAGGTGTTAGTGAGCAAAAATCATGGCGTCAGAGTTGGAAGCGAAACGGGGTAAATGAGAGTTTAAGATATGGGGAGTGTTTTGCGAGAATGATTCACGATGTTCAGCCTAAACCTCATATTAAAATCGATGGTCGAGCTGTGGGTGTTTATGGGCCTTTGAATTTATTTGAATTTCATTGGCGTGAAAATAAAAAGTTTATACCTACTCGTATTGATATTGATTTTTCAGAAGGTAGAACGGAGTTGACCATGATAGAAAATGTTTTTGAAAATGTTACAGATGTATATTGGTGATTACTGGGTTCGGCATGTTGTATTTATTCGCGTGCCTGGAGAACCATTCGGACCAATAACAAAGGAGCGAATTTATTGTGTAGATGAATATTGTGTAGAAGAGTATGTCAGATAGAATAGTATATAGAAGAGAAAAGGGAAGGCAGTTGAGTTCTGCTGAAGTAGATGGAAACTTCCAATACCTAGATGAAAGAATTGATAAAATTGCTCAAAAGGACTATTTCATATATGATGCGGGTTATTCATTGTCTAATAGCAATGTGGTGATTAACCCTCGTTCTAAATGGTTGATTGGTGGTTTAGAGTTGGAGAATATAGTTGAGTTTACATTTAATATTCCTCGTGCAGATTGGACAAAATATCGAGTAGATGTAGTCGTGGCAAATGCAAGTGGTTCGCTTGAGCTTATTACCGGAATTGAAAGTTCAGAAGGTTATGTTGTTCCGCGTATAGTTGGAAACTTTTTGCCTTATCTCTATTTGTATGTGAGCGATGCGGGGTTGCAAAATGTGGGTTCTGAAGCTGTGGGGGATTTTATTTCTAAACTCTCGTATCGATGGATTCAAGTTGATCATCACGATAAGCTTCTTGCTGTTGATGTGAATGAGCGAAACATTAATATCATTGGAGGTAATAGCTTTATCGATGGAATTATGAATGGTGTTTTTGGAATTGCCATTGATGAAAATTATCCTGACGGTTTTGAAGTTTCAATTAGAAATAAAAGAACGCATTATTTGACGATTATTCACGACGCTTTAGAAGTTAATTTTCCTATCCAGCTCTATACGCAAAAGGATTATTTTCTAAGACCAAACGAAACTATCGTTTTAAAGTATGTCAAATCTGAGCAGTGTTTTGTTGTAAGCGGTGGTTTGGATATCCAATTGACGTACCAAAACGTAGATGATATCCTTGGAACTGATTCTTTACATCTCTTCATCGATTCTTCAGAAGGCGAAACCATTGCAGCGGATAATCTTCAAACCACCTTAACAGCAACCGTAGAACGTTACTTCAATGATTTTACTAACGAAGTTGTCTCTTGGCAATGGTTCAGAGAATCGGGCGATACGCAAGAAGATCGCGATTCGGATGCTATATGGAGCCAAGGCAAAACCGAGCGAATCATTCACTTAACAGCAGCTGACTTTACACCAAATATTCATTCAAGATCAATTGTATTTGTATGTCAAGCAATTGTACAAAATCAAAAATTAATCGCGAAAACAAACATAGGATAATGAAAAAGGGAATTATAGATATAAAAGTAGTTTACAAACCGCTGGACACTTATAAAAATGTTACAGTTCGCAGTGGTTCAAATAGGCAAAATTACAACGCGAACACGCGTTATTTTGAGCCTGACCGTCGTATTGACCCTTATGTTGTATTGGTCGAATGTGGTGTAAATGATACGCATAACATTGTAAATGGATTAGTGAATGCAAATCTCACGGACGTGGTTTGGAAGCAATCAACTCCAACGGGTTATAAAGACATTTTAACCACGGACAAAGAGTTCAAAATAGGAACTGGAGCTGATAAAGGCAAAATCACCATCTTTAAAAACGTGAGTGATATTGAACCGGTGACTATTTTATTTTCAGCAAGATTCATGGATAACACAACAAAACGTGTGGTAAACTTTCAAGAATCGTTTAATCTGATTACACTTCCTATTGCTGAATCACCGGTGCTTTTGGAAATATCTGCGCCTGTAGGATATAATTTATTTCCTACAGAAAACAACCAGGGACTTATCTGTCAAGCTGATTTATATCGAGGTAAAGACAAAGTTCCTGCGGCTTATTGGTGGTACAAGGGTAATACTTTACTAACTGAAAGCAACGGTTATTCCGGAACAGCTAAAAATAAACTTTTTGTTCCTGCTTCTGCTTTATCTAAAACTGGTGATGTGTTTAAATGCGAAGTCGCGGATTGTTCTGAGTATTTGAATCAATTGATTGAACAAAAGGTTGAAGCAGACGCTCAGGTAATTGGATGGAGGGATTTGTATCAACGAGGAGATGTTAATGTACTTCAAGATTCTATTTTTAATAAAGTATCACCTAAATGGATGGGGGCAAATAACGAGCCTAAAGCTAATATTGAAAATGGAATTTTAAGAGTGGTGTCAAACACACAAACTTCTCAGCAAAATATTGTTGGAATTACAGGGGATTGTTCAGTTCGAATCTACGTAAAAAAAGTGTCTTCATCATCAGTAGAGTTTATTGCAAGATTTGGTGGAGTTAGTGGTCCTTCGGGGAGAGCTTCATTTACTAATATCAAAAATGGCGATGTATTGGATTATACCTATACAGCTACAGGAAACTTGAACTTTATTTTTAATATTCAACCGTTAGCAGGAGCGTTTATAGAAATAGAAAAAATCATGCTAGTTAATGGAATTGTATCTAAGGATTGGACACCATTGAAAAAAGAGATGCAAGACTTAATCACTCAAAAGACAGAATATTACAAAGCGAATACTTCACTTCCTGAAGATTATCGTCCTAATCCTAAACCATCGAAGCTTTATAATGCAGATTTCATGTTGATGAAGAAGTTGCCTGGTTATACAGAGGAAATCTTGTATCCAACTTCTGTATCGCCTGAAGCGAGTTCCGTTCAAGTAGAAATGGTGCTCAATACTAACAATGGTACCATCCAACAACCGGAGGAACTTTTTTCGGTTGGATGGTTAAAACAACCTGACGGCTCATTCAAATACAAAGGATTCAAAGTGAATATTACTATTGAAGATATCAAGGCTTTGAATGAGGCGAATAAGCAATTGGATTATGAATTAAGAGAAGACTTAACCTTAAAACCATAGTTATGAAGTATGTAATAATGAATGAGGAGTTGGCTATTGAAAAAGAAGTCATTCCTGCAGATCACTACTTTCCTCAAAAAGAAGGAGAGGTTATTTTTAAAAAAGATATCCTTACGATTTACGGTCAAAAGGGAAATCAAATTGATTTTGAATACGAAGAATTAGAAACCGCGCAAGCATTAAATATTATTGACTCATGGAATTAGTAAGAGGAAAAAGAACAATAAAAATTGGAAAGAAAGGTGATACAATCTCAAGTTCACTAATTGCGGATAAACCGCTAGTGGCTAAGTATCAAAATGGAGTTGTTGTAGGAAGTTGGGTAAATGAAGCGGAACAGCGAACAGTATATGCTCAAGTCCTAACGTCTTTGACGAATACTCCGCTTTCTACTACCCAATTGACAAATGTTGTGTGGCGTTGGAATGGGGTTGTGATAGGAGGTTCAAGTTCAAATTTTGAAAAGACCACGTATAATATTGGTTCGATTCAAGTACCAGCATTAAAAATCAAAAAAGATATTATGAATTCAATCGATACCACAAGTTCGATTGAATTTAGTGCTAACGCATACACTGGGGGATATACCACGGCGATTACAGCTCTAATTAATGTTGTAAAGGAAAATATATCAGCCAATACATATAATGCTTATATCATTGATGCAAACGGTCGAGGAGCAACAATAACAACAACTTATCCAAGTGTAACATTAAAAGCAATCCTAGAAAAAGGGGGTATTGAAGTAACAGCTGGAATCACATACCAATGGTTTAAAAGTACCATGGACGAAGCCGAAGACTTGGCTAATGATCCCATTGCAGATAATCGTATGCTACTGCCTGGGAAAACACAACAGACGTTAACCTTGACGGCGAGTGATGTTCAAACGTATGATACTTATATCTGCCAAATATCAGAAAACGGTCAATTGGTAAAATCAGCGATGATGTCAGTGCGTGATGAAACGGATTCGCTAGAGTTGATGTATAACGTTGAAGGAATTGAGGACGATTTGCAACCTGGGGGGTCAATTAAATACACGCCTAAAGTTGTGTATAGAGGTACAGCAACGCCTGCATCAGGTTCTTGGGTTTACAAGTATCAGAAGGTGAAAGTAGATGGAACAACCATTGGAAATCAAACCAGTGGGACATCAGTAACGGTTACCTATACGGAAATCGAAGCTGCAGGAGTGTCTGAAATTAGTGTGCTATTTGAGGCGCAAGAAAATTAAAGTATATGGGACAAGTAGTAAGAGGATCAAGAAGAATAGGTCTTAGAGAGCGCATCAAATCGGTGCGCATTCAGGCTACGGGTACGCAGTTTCAAAACAATACACCTTCAACCATTACTTTAAAGGCTGTTGCACAGAATTTTGAAGCAATTAGCTATGCTTGGTACAAAGGAACCGGAACAACGATTGTAGGAACGAATCAAAACTTCGTGATTGCCCATGATCAAGTCTCAACGGTTGAAACCTATCGAGTTGTTGTAAAAAACAATCAAAACCAAGAATACGAAGATTCGATTTCTATTTCTAAAGTTATCGATGGTCCACAAGGCCGTCCTGGGCAATTGCCTATTCAACGTGAATGGGTGGCTGGTGATGTCTATCGAAACAATGATGAAGTAGTTGATTATATCTATCATCGCATTACGGATAGTTGGTGGAAACTAAAACCGGGTTACAACAATGTGACTGCGCAAATTAATCCAACAAATGAGTTTATCCGGTTGAATTCGATGGAGCAACTAGCGGTTAATCTTTTAATTGCTGAAAATGCAAACATTGCGGGCTTTGTTTTTAAAGATCAAAAGATGGTGAGTCAATCACCATCACCATTGAATCCAAATTTAACCTTGGATGGTGTTAATGGTCAACTCAAAGCGTTAGCAGGGCAAATTGGAGAATTTCAGATTAATGAAGGGTTGGAGTATAATAAAGAAGGGAATAGAATAATTGCAATGCAGGTGAAGCCTTATCAAAAGTTTTTCAGAATTGATAAGGACGGAATGAAATTAGTGAGCGATGACTGGTATTCAGGCAACTTTTGTGGTGAAATGTCTTCTGGTGGGAATATGGTGTGTTATCAAGGTAATACCCATAACGTAAGATATGAAGTTTCTACCGGTGGTGTTGATTATTATCTGAAGATACACGGGTTAGGTATGCTTCGCGGTGCTACTTACAAAGCGGCTTTATGGGTTAAAGCCGTAGTTAGGGATGCGGATGCTATCTTGGTAGAAAAAGGAGGTGTCACAGTGAAAAATGGTAATATCAATGTACAAGATGGTGAATATATGGCTAATGGTCGTGAAGGTGTTACAGGTATGAAAAATATTGGAGGTATTAGTTTAAGAGTTGATAAAGGAATTATAACAGGGTGGTAGATGAAGTATTTAATCGATTTACAAGAGTATTTGTTCTATAATCTGCAACAGATTGGGGTGAGTGTAAAACTATCAGGAATCATGGGGATTTTTATAGTAGTTGGAGTGAATATATCTGATGTTTTTAGCAAATGGTTGAGTGAAAATATCGATTATGTTGTTATTGCTTTAGGCTTAGTTGCTATTGATCACTTATTAGGTTCGGGTGTACATCAGTGGTTGAAAAAGGATTTTGAGTGGCGTTTGAATATTATTGGCTTGCTAATTAAGTTGGCTATGGTTCTTTGTGGTGGATTAATTTTTGAAGGGTTGGCACATATTACCAAAGAGCAAGATTTGGTTTATACTTATTTAAAGATGACAACGCGTTTAATTGTGTGTATTTATCCTGGACTATCTGCCATGCGAAATATGAATTTAGTTACAAAAGGAGTTTTTCCTCCAGCTGCATTAGTAGGAAAGTTTGATAGCTTCCAAAAGGATTTAAGTGTTGAAAAATTAAAACAAGGAAAAGAAAATGAAGGAGATTAATTTTGAAGTATTTGAAGCGTTGTCGTTGGATAATGCTTCAATTTTTGTAAACAAATACAAAACTGCTGCTAAGGAGATTGAAAGGCAAACGGGATTGAGTCATATTGCGATATTGGTTCAAGCAGCGCTTGAGAGTGGTTGGGGGTTAAAAGTAGTTGGAAATAATTTCTTTGGCATTAAGTGGACTGGAAAGGGAGAGAAGCAACTCGTTACAACGACTGAAATTCTTTGGAGTCCTAATGTAAAATTTCCTGAGGTGTTATCGATGACTAAACGCGCAGATGGTAAATACGTGTATAAAGTCAAGGATTGGTTTAGAAAATATGATACACCGGAACAAAGCTTTCAGGATCATGTGTTGTTTTTTCAAGAGAATAAGCGCTATGCTAAAGCTTGGGAGGTTCGAGGGGATTATAATCGCTTTTTTGAAGAAATTGCTAAGGCTGGATATGCAACTGCGGATAATTATGCAGACTACCTTAAAAGTGTCGCTAAATCAGTAATTAAACGTTTATGAGAATAGTTGTATTGTTGATTGTGATGCTTGGATTAGTAGCACAATCTTGTGGATCTCGTAAAGTTGAAAAACATAGTAAGTCATCTTTGGAAGAAACGAGTACTTCTCTCCAGGAGCAAACAAAAGTTACCGAGATTCAATTTGATAGAAAAAGGATTTTCGAGATTATGCGAGAGTTAAATATTCGCAATGGATCTATAACTTTTAATCCGGATGGTTCCGTCACGGCCAAGGGCGATGAGATTGATTTGAAGAATAAAGAAGCTGGCGAGGAATTGGAATCGATTGAGGTGAAGGAAGAGGATACTAAGCTGGATCTTGATCAGAAGGAAAAGAAAACTGAAGAGGATAACGGAAAGAAGGTGGATCGAGAGCAATTTGGTTGGTGGGGGATTATTGTACCAATAGGGGTAATTGGATTTTTGATTTACATGTTTAGAAAGTCATTGAAAAAAGTAAGCCGACTGTTTTAG